AAATTCAAGCTACATATGACTCAGTAAAGTCTAATAAATATGTAAAGGCAAGTATCAAAAGATATTTGTATTCACAAGTTAGGTCTCAGTTTTTGAGAGTTAATGTAGATGAGATGGCATTAGCAGCTTACCTACCTGTAGCACAGTTTAAAGGTGCTTCAATGGGTTCTGTTTTTGCACAAAGTAGGAAGACATTTTAATGTTAGTATATGAAATAACAAATAAAGTTAATGATAAAAGTTATATAGGTGTAACAACTCAATCTTTAAGACAAAGAATGAATGAACACTTTGCTAGATTAGATAGAAAGAGTGGTAAGAATAACCACAACTATAAACACGGCAACAGAATAGGTCAAAGCAAATACCATAATTTAGATGGTAACCTGAAAGAGAGGGTAGCGTCATAGCAATTTTAAGGGGAGGCAGACGAATAGGTAATTTTGATATCAGACTAGGTTTACCTAGAGATAGGTCATTGATTGATGTTGTAAAGGATCCTAGATTGCAAAGACAACCAGGTGGTGCAGGTCAAATACAAAAATTTCTTGCACAAGTAAATCAAGGTGAAGGCTTTGCTAGAACAAATAGATTTATTGTAAGAATTAATCCACCAGCAAGAGCAAATTTATTTGTTGATGATTTTGACATGACGCCAGGTAATAATGATTTAGAAAGTTTAACAACATTAGAAAATGTTGATATGATGTGTAATAAAGTGTCTATGCCTAGTAGAGATGTACAGACAAAACCACATATCATGTATGGACCTAAAAGAGAAATGCCTTACGCTTATGGATATAGTGGTGAAATTGAATTATCTTTTTATGGTGATAAGTTTTTAAGACAAAGAATGTTTTTTGAAAATTGGCAGAAAAAGATAATGAGTATAGAGTCACATAATATGAATTATTATGATAACTATGTTGGTTCTATGGACATTATGCAATTGGGTCAGTTTGATTCAAAACAAGATGATGACGCTAGAGTTACATATGCAGTTAGATTATTTGAAGTTTATCCTCAAACGATAGGCACATACGATTATGATTTTGGTTCAAATAATGAAATTGCAAATTTACCTATTACATTGAATTTTAGAACATGGGCTAACTTGACTATTGACCAGATAAATGGTGCAACAGTTGGTAAGTCAGTTGGTGATGTACCAACAATTAAAGCAAGTAAAGATTTTGGTCTGTTTAGTGGTATATTAAATAAACTACCTCCTGAAATAAGAAGAGCAGGTAGAGATGTATTACAAACAGCAAAAAGAAATCTACCAATTGGTAGAGTTACGGGTGGAAGATTATTTCCACCTTTTGGTTAATATAAAAAGGAGAGAATATTATGGCATTGCCTATATTAGAAACCGTGACATATGAGTTGACATTACCTTCAAGTGATGTAACAGTAAAATTTAGACCATTTCTTGTAAAAGAAGAAAAGATTTTATTACAGGCTCTAGAGTCACAAAAACAAAAAGAGATTGTACAAGCACTCAAAGAGATTGTAAGTTTATGTACATTTGGTCAATTGAGTGTTAATGAATTACCTACATTTGATTTAGAATATGTATTTTTACAGATTAGGTCTAAATCAGTTGGTGAAATTGCAAAACTGAAAGTTTTATGTCCAGATGACAAAAAAACTTATGTAGATGTTGAGGTAGACTTGTCAACTATTGAAGTTCAAGTAGATGACGAACATCAAAACAAAATTATGGTTGATGAAGATAAGAAAATTGGTGTATTGATGAAATATCCTACAATCAATTCTGTTGACCCTACAAAGGATTATAGTAAAGGTGCTGATACATCTACTTTATTTAAAGTTATATCAGATGGCATTTACCAAATCTTTGAAGGTGAAACTGTACACATGGCTAAAGATTATACAAGTGACGAGTTAAATAAATTCATTGAGAGTTTAGATAGTAAATCATTTAAGAAGATACAAAAATTTTATGAAACAATGCCTAAGTTAATGCATGAAATTGATGTTGTAAACCCGAAAACAAAGGTAACAAGTAAAATTACATTATCAGGTCTTTCCGATTTTTTCGGATAGCCCTATCACATGACACGCTAGAAAACCATTTTCAAGTGAATTTTGCTTTAATGCAACATCATAAATATTCTTTAACAGAATTAAATGGTATGATACCGTGGGAAAGGGAGATATATGTAAACTTGTTGATTGCATATATTAAGGAAGAAAAAGATAAAAGAGAGAGAGAGAAAAAGTAATGTTAGACAAAGCTAAAAATACAATTAAGACTATTTGGTGGTTCTTTAAAGAAGAATTGCCACAATTTTTATCAAACTGGAGAACTGTTCCTAGAGTTATGATGGGACTTTATGGATTAGTGTTCTACAACACTATGACTTGGTTTATGGCGTTAGAGAATCCAAACAATGCACAAGCAGGTTTTGTATCTGTGGTTGTAGGTGCTGGCGCTGCCTGGTTTGGTCTATATGTTAACGGTAAATCTTCAAAAATACAAAAGTAAAAGGTAAATAACAAATGGCTGACCAAGATATAATTCAAACTACAGCATTAGCAGTTGTAGAACAACAACAAAAAATTGTAGGTTCTGCTCTTGTTGGTTCTGCTGGAGCCGGTGCATTAGCTGGAGGAGATTCACAAGGTCAATTTGATATACTAGAACAGATTAGAGAGTTACAGTTAAAATCTTTTAGAGGTATAAAAGAGGTTGTTACCAAACTTAGTGAGATGTTAGCTTTTGATGAAAATGTAGCAAGCAGAACAAAGGAAGACGCCAATGAGTTAGCAAAAGAAAATCAAGGCAAACTTTCAGGATCCGGTAGTGATGTTGGTGATGGCGGTGATGAAAAAGAAGGTGAAGAAAAGGCAAAAGGTTTAGCAGCACTTTCTGGTTTCTTTGCAGGATTACCAGGTGTAGCCGCTATAGGAAAACTGTTAACACCTATAACAGCATTCTTCGGAAAAAGTGGTATGTTATTTAAATTATTTGGTAGATTTGGACCTTTAGGTGCAATAATATTAGGATTTACAATATTATACAAATATTCAGATGAGATAATGAAAGCATTAGCGCCAGCATTAGATAAAATTAAAGAGTTGGTTGTAAAACTTCAACCTGTTATAGATGTACTTATGGCGATTGGCGATTTTTTGATTAAAGGTATAATAGAAGGTATTGGTCAAGCAATATCATTTGTAATTGGTACTGTAGAAACATTTATAGATGGATTTACTAAACTATTTTCAGGTGATATAATTGGGGGATTAAGTGATATATTTGAGGGTATTGTAAGAGCAATATTAACAGTACCATTAATGATTGTAAACTTCTTAACACCATTATTTAAAAACATAGTAGGACTGATGGCTGAACCTTGGGATAATATGGTCAACTCAATTCATACATTTTTTGGTAACCTTTTTACAAGTATTGGTGAAATGTTTATGAATGTATATAATAATGTAAAAGATTTTGTAACCAGTTTACCAGATAGATTTATAGGATTCGTGACAAATATGTTTGCACCAATAATTGACTTCTTTGCTGGTATAGGTGATAGAATAAAAACTGCTGTTAATGGTATTATTGACTCTTTACCATTACCTAAATTTGTCAAAGATAAAATGAAATTTGAAACAGAAGCTACAAAAGCGGCTGATGAGAGAATTGATGAAACAGGTGTAAAAGGTAAATATGTTGATGATAGTATTACAGGAATGCAAAGAGAAAGAATGACTGGCGGCGGTGCTACTATGAATGAGGCGTTTGCTGAAGCTAAAGGTGAAAAATATGGTTCAGCAAAAATATCAAAATCAGGCACATCAGGTTATGATAGTGCTTCAGGTATAATGACACCTGCCGAGTTTAGTGAATATAATAAATTAGATACAAATGGTCAAATGGACTATTTAAAAAATTTAGACGCTAAAGAACAAGAGCGTAGAAGAATGATTGATAAATTAAAGAATGAAAAGATTACATTTGATAATAAAAATAAAGATTACATAGACAAATACAAAACAGCACCAGATGAAATGATGTCACCAGATGACCGAATGCTACAAGACGATAAATTTCAAAGACAAGCAAAGATTCAAGCGAGTAGTATTAAACCATCTGATAATAAACAAACACCAATCATAATTCAAAAAGGTGGTGACACAAATAATGCTACTGTACAACAAAAGAGTGAAACTTACACAGGTCCATTAGATACAGGTATAGACCCCTATTTTGATAGAGCGTCATATAATAGTTTTTAATATTGACCTAAATCTTTCTCAGTAATAATCTTAAACTCCATACTATTCTCTTCACAATACTTACGAGCGGCAGACCATTTGGCTTGATTTTTAATATACTCAAATGACTCACGCATATATGATTTTGTTTTCTTTTTTGGTGGTTTGGGTTTTAATGCTTGTCGATAAGGTTTTATTTCAATCATGTACTTATCACCATTCACCGTCTTTACAACAAAGTCAGGAAAGTATCGGTGATATTTCTTGTCTAGTGGGCTATAATATCTAACAGGTAATTCTTCACTTGCCCAAAATAGAATATCTTTGTTCGTGTCACAATAACGCATAAACCGTCTTTCAAGTAGTGAACGATACACTATCTGATTGGTATTGCCAACATATTTCTTTGGATTGGTTGGTTTGAATAAACCTTTATAACTCTTTCTCATATCACTCTTATTTTCTATATAAATATTACTAACTAAGGATTATTTATACATGGCATTTAAATCATT